CCGAAACTCTTCATATTTAGCTCTACCCAAAAATTTAGCCTCCAGTAGAAAATTATCTACGCACTGACCTGTTATGGCTTCTATGCTCATCGACCTCGAAGGAACATGGCACGAGAGCATTTTGAACAAACTCTTTAGTAATAATGGAGCTACCACAAAACCAAAGTCCTTGTTATATTCACCCGTTCTTTTTAAAAATTCTACAACATTAACATTATAGAATTCGACTTTTGAATTAATTTGCTTGTGCATATCAGTAGCTCTAATACCCATCTCATTAAAAGCAGTAATCATATTCTTAACATTCAGTTTAAAAAGTGATTTGTGCACGCTTCCAATAACATCGTCTCCAAACGTACGAAGACAAACGTATTTAGCAAATAATTCTCTAATATTCGGGTATATTTTATAATAAACCATTCTGTTATAAATAGCATTTATAATACAACCCAGTATAGAAGTGACGTTGGTACCTGAAGCTAAAATTGCCATCAAGACTACTAATTCACCACTAACATCACATAAAGTGTTCAATAATAAATGTTTAATATTGGCAACTATACGGGACATCTCTACATCAAAATTTTGCGACATTTCTAATGGTATAAACAATATATCTAAAGCATCCCTAAAAACCTCATAAGGTATACCTAAATCGAAGTTTTTAAAATCTAATGCTATCACATTCGGAAATGTCTCAAGTTCGGCGTACATGGTATCCCAATCCGTACTATGAGGATTTATACCAACAGCACACTCTGTCTTTGACGTATTTAAACACCAGAACCTACACGTAGTCAATAAATACTTTCTTAACAGCATTTGTGTCGCTATATCGTACATAAAGAAACTTCTCACTTTACCCGCTTCCACCTTTTCAATCGGAGTAGCTTCGTTCTTTAAAGATTGAGTACACAGCTCCGGAGTAAACTCCCCAGATTTTGCCGTTGACTCTCTCCTATTGAACTCATCCCATATATAAGGCTCTAGAACCCAATATCCATCCTGCAAGGTTGCATGATCACTCTTCTTTCCCGGTAGATAAGGGGAACACTTGGAGTTCATCTTCATGCCACCTAAAAACTTCTTTCCAGGGACGCCGTTAACTATCTCAAAGTCATTCAACAACCGTATCTCTTCTTTCCAGAAATCACTATGAGAATTGAAAGCAGATCGAATCATAATTGAATAATCAGTAACAGCCTTACTCAGTTCCGTATGATGTACAAACACAGATTTGGAGCTTATAGATCTTATCAAGCTATTAACACCGTGTCGCTTATCGTTATTAAACTTAAAGTCGGGTGCTTTCCAACGGTAGTCGATTTTGAACGACTTTCGCACATCTTCTGCTATTGGAGTATACACCACCTTGGCAACTGGAGTGACCCTTTGTTTTAATGAGCCTAGCAATTCTACATTAGGAAGTTGCTTACCATAAAAAGGATTGTTTCTATATGGTTCTGAAACCTCAAGGACTTTTCCATAAGCCTTAAGCACCGGACTCATTTGCTTCATAATGCCTTCCTTACCACAAAAACTACTAATAGCTTTCTTAATTTCGTCATAACTAATTGCTTGAGAAACACAAATACGAGAAGCAACGTTTCCTCCAACATGTATTCCCAAAATAGCAGAATTTTTAGAATGTACATCTATTACAGGACTACCGCACATACCAAAAAAGTTATCTCCTGTTCCTCGATACCCATCGAAGGGATTTTTAGGAACTTCTCCTTCTTGTAAACATTCGTTATCCAGGCCAGTCATAAACTCCATTTGGGTAGCGTGATATGTAACAACATTTCCATTCTTGTCTCGGTATAACGTACTAGAGACAGAAGTAGACAATGCTGGACTTTTCACAATACAATCCATTATATTCTTCGTCCTCGAATGATCCATAGTCTGAGGAGCATAAACCAACATCAGATCTCCCCCTAAGTCATAAAACATAGATTCCACAAGCTTAAA